GCTGGCATATCCCCCGCCCCCGTCACCCATTCACGCCGCCCCGATTAGGCCGAAAAAGCGCAAAAACAACCGCCCCGGAATAGCACCGGGGCGGCGTTCATTTATTCAATTTCAATATTTCAATCAGGATTTGAAACGGCAGCAAAAGCAATAAAAGAATTAAATACACGCTTTCACCGTCTTTCACCCAACACACACCCAAACAAAAGCGGGATTATATTTCCGGCCTTTATAGGGTTTTACCGTGATATTACAAAAGCAATTTACAACCCCTTGCGCCCATGTAACACGCTGTATAAATGCTTGTACCGTATCAGGGGATACAAGATAGCAGCTTGCGCCGCCGTGCTTTTTCCTTGCGTATATCATACTTTACACCCCCGTTAAAATACCGTATCAACAACAGTTAGAATTGTTACCCACAGATCAATATACTGTGTGCTATACCCGGAATAATCGCCCCTGTCAAATTCTGTTTTACCCGTGATAACATAACCAACTTGTTTTGCACCCCCGTCTGATAGATCAACGAACATTTCCGACTTGTTTTTAATGGCATTTTTGGAAATGGTAATGTAATGCTTTTCTTCCACCCGTTCCCGGTAAATTTCAAGCGCATTTTCCACGCTATCCGCATTTATGCGCATATCCGAAACAATACCGCCGTCAATGTACCACTTTTTATTGTTGTATTCTTTCATTGTTGCCGTTGTTTTGAAAATATAATTCATAATTAAACCCCCATTCTAATACATTCATCAAGCGGAACCCTATACCCATGTACCCGGAAAAACGCCGCCCCTTTCTGGGTATACTGTACCTTGCACCGGTGAAAGGCTTTCCCGCCGCCCAACGCCCCGGAAACGCAATAAATATAATCGTCAATGCCATATTCAATACCCTTGATTTCAAGCCCATTCAAGCCGCTATAATATGCAATGCTTTCCCGGCTTTCGCAATATTCCCGTTTATTCATGATTGCAAACCCCCTTTATAAAATCCCTTGCAAGGCTTTTCAGGCTTTCCCGCTGCTGTTCATAGGAAAGGCTATAATCATAGCGGATTTTTTCGGCCTGTTCTTCCACGGCTTTCGTCTGTTCATAAGTGGGCCGGATATTTCCGAAAGGGGCATACCCTGTTACAATGGCAACCCCGCCGCCCATATCATAAATATCAGCCGCCCACCCTTCCCGGCGTTGTGTATAGGCAACCGGGCTTTCATAATTCAAAAGGGTTTGCAATCCGCAATAGGGAACGCAAATAATTTTATTGTAATTCACCCGGATTGCCTTTTGTGTTGTCTTGAATTTCATTTAATACACCCCTTTCAATAATTCATGCTGTTAGCCGCACGGCTGTTATACATGGCTTTCAAACTTTCGCCGGGGGTCATATCCGCCGCTTTCGGCTTTCCCGTTTCTACCGGCTGCATATCCCACCACGATTTCCCGCCGCCGTTCATATCATAGAAAGAAAGAAAACTATTTACATGGCGCATTGTAGTAGCAGAATAACCGCCCCACATACGAACGAACCGCCCCGCCGCCGTGATACGACAAACAAAAGTATTATAGGACTGCAAAACTTTTTCGCCGTTGTCCGTTTCAATGACTTTTGCTTTTCCATAAAAACTTTTTGCCCGGTCATAACCGCAAACGGGTAAATCAAAAATCTTTTTCATAATATAAGCCCCTTTCAAAATTCAATTTGCATTTACTGCCTTTCGGTAAATACAAGATAGCATATTTGCATTTACTTGTCAAGCGTAAATATAAAAGAAAATCAAGATTTTTTGCAAATACGGCTGCTATACAATATAAAGGGCTGAAAAAATGTTTCCGCTTTCAGATCAGGCCGGAACCCCGGCAGCGCCCACGCCGCCCCGGTGGAATCCGCCGCCGATCAGATGGGAAAGAAAAAGCCGCCGACCCCGTGGGGAGATCGGCAGCTCTGTCATAGTCGCAGACCCTCGCCGGAAAGTCGCAAAGTCGTTTGGGCGAAAGTCGCAAAGTCGTTCGGCATAGTCGTAAGCCATAGTCGCAAAAGTCGTGAAAGTCGCTCAGTCCTCCGAGTCATAGTCGCTGGACGCACCCGCCACATCTTCGAGGTACTTCTTCTCCAAGTCCTCGGCGGGAACCTGATCTCCGAGCTGCTGGTTGGGTGTCAACACGACCTCCTGCTTGTCCGCATAGCCGAAATGGTTCTTCATGATGAAGATACCAGCCACAGGGTTTATCTTCCCGTTTTGCATATAGTTTTCCATTTGAGCGTTCAAAAGTTGATACGCCTTTTTTATAAAGTTACGGCTTTCATTGGGGAGGTAGGCACTATCTACATTATTAGCCCATGCCCAGAAAGTCTTTCTATCCACTCCAAAGGCTAAAGCGATACCAGCCACACTCGGTTTCATATCATCCTCAGCACATAACTGAAAATATCTACCTATCCTCTCTCTAACCTGATCTGGCTCTCTCATATCCACTTCCGGCCAGTCCCACATCTTCAAAGAATGAGTTAAATACTGACGATTATCACCCGGCTCAGTCTGCACACTCATGTCCTTAGACTTATCAGGACGCTTATTTCCACCAGTACCCTTCGGACGGCCACGGCCCCGAGAGGGAGTCGGGAGGTCTACAATCTTGTCACTCATAATCATTCTCCTTCCACAAATTCTTTTCAGTTACCTTAGTGAGTTTAGTGAATGATTTTGGCTTTTTGCAGTAAAGTCCTCTATATATCACTCTCTATAAGGGGGTTTATACAGAAAAATATAAAATTAGGGCGTAAAATCGCCCTCAAACCGTTGTGCCGCAAGGGTTTCCGTTAGTGGCGGATTATTCACCAAAAACTCACTAAAGTCGGCAAGCAAAAATATATTCAGTGATTACACCAAATATATTTAACTCACGCAGGGTACAAAACAACCGATGACGCTCCATCTTTCTCCAACCACTGAAAATAAACCATCTTGTCTACTCGGCAGGCTTCTTCAACAGGGTTATCATTCTGACACATCAACATTTCCACTTGTGCGTCCTCGGGAACTGTACTCAATTTAGCTCTCAATTCCTTAACGGTCATACCGTTTCCTCCCAATTACAAAGAATTTTCCCTCGAAACTTTCTCGCTCTCCCGAGTAATCCCCACAATCCCTCAGTCTGTTCTCCGCAGTTAGGGCAAGACATACCAGCTATATCTTCCAACCTCTTAGGAAAGTTCTTTCCCTCTTGAACAAATAACTGGTGGCCGCATTTCCGGCATTCAAATACCGTCATCATGGTCAAGACTCCTTCTTCAACCCGAACATATCAATCAGCTCGTTCATGAACATCTCTGCACACTCTTCATTCCTGAAAGTCGCATAGGCTGTAACGCTATTACCTCTTTCTACACAGAGTCGAGGCCGCTTCACATCAGGGAAGGTATAAACCCCGATCTTTGTATCACCTTTGCAAATGACCAGCCCCATGAGGCATATCCTCCTTTCCACATCGAAGAGAAATCATCTTCTCTCTAACCAACTTATCTACTACCCGGCCAACCTCATAGTAGCCGGACATAGCTGCCAGCCGGTCTAAGTTCTTTGCAGTCTGAGCGGTTACAAGCATAGACACCCGGCGCATATTTTTCTTGTTCACGGAAATCATTTCTCCTTTGAATTTCTTAGGCAGAACTCATAGAAAGCGGAGAGGTTCTTTACCGCCTCCTTCATGTCCTCATAAGAGCCGACATAGTTGATAACGGACTGTCTACCAAGATCAGTGACAGTTTTGCATATCTGGTAGAAGTAACCGACTCTCTCGTTCTCGATGTTCATTTCATGGACAGGTTTGAGAAAGGTCGTTTCCTTTGTGAAATATTCAGTTCCGTCTTCGCAAATCACCTTTGTTTTCTTCGGTGTGACTCTCTTAATAGTGCAAGGCTTATAAATGGTCAAGCCGGTGTACTGGTGCCACCCATAGGTGACACTTCTTGGAACACATACCCTCATGCCGGGTTTAAGATCATCGGCGGAAATAACAACATCGAATGAATTTCTCGGGTAGTACATGGTCACACCGTTCCTTTCATCTGAATGCCTCGGTAGGCCGGGTAGCCAGAATAGACAGTCTTGCCGTCATGCCATTCCGGGTGAGCTTCCATGTCGGCATTGAACCTCTTTGCGCTACACACGAAGAACCCATTGGACTTGCACCAAATCTTATAAGCATCATAGATACTCTTGGCTCTGGTGTAGGTTCCAGCTGCCTTTTCGCACTTTTCCTCCAAGAATTGCAATACCAGATCATTGTCCTTCTCATACTGCTTGATGACCTGCCGCATGGCCGGGGACATTTTCAGGCCGAACCGCTTATATTTGAAGTACCCTTCCAAAAGCCATGTAAAAATCCCACGCATGGCCTCCGGGGTCTGAAACTCGGTTTTAAGGTTCTTGTCCTGCTCGTCCTCAGAAAAGTGGCGGTTGAACTCAATCACACGCACACGGTCAGAGGCGAAGAGGCTCTTGTCATTGACAGAGGGAAGGTCGTTGCAAGAAAGCCAAAGGGTAAATTGGGGAAGAAAAGTCGTGGCAGCTTCATAGAGGTTTCTGGCCTTGATTTCCTCACCTCCGGTCAGTTGCTTAATCGTTTCCTCGTCTAACCGGCCATACTGATTGCTCTCGGCCATCGTCACAAACCGCTTACCTTTCAAAGAAGCCAGAACCGGGCTTGCAGCTTCGGCATTTTTTGAGCGGTCAGACTTGCAGATGATAGACACCGGGGACACAGAGGCATAGTCCCCGAGAAGATGATGAATTGCACTCAGCAGAGTTGATTTCCCGTTTCGAGTGGTCTTCCCGTGAAGAATGAACATACATTCCTCATTGGCAGTTCCCAGCATAGAGTACCCCAGAGCCTTTTGAAGATAGTCAGCCTTATCCTTATCGTTACAGGTCACTTCATCAATGAACTGTTCCCAGCGAGAACAATGGGTTTCCTGCAAGGAGTAGTCAAAATTGGTCTGCATGGTCAGAAAGTCGTGCCAGTCATGCTCCCGAAACTCCATCTTTTGAAGATCGTAGGTGCCATTCTGACAGTTAATAAGGTACGGGTTTGAGTCAAAGTCCTCTGCGGTGATCGGCATGACACTGGCGGCATCTTTCATCAGACGGTCACGGAAACGCCGGTCACCCATCTTGGAGATAAATTTCATATACTCTCGGCGGCGATCTTCGTTGTCAATTTCTCCACAGTAAAGGGCCATTAGGCGGCAAAACTCCTTAATCTTCTCCGCCACCAATAGGGAGCCAACATCTTTCCGCCATGCACCTTTTGAATAGGTGAACCAGCACTTGGCCTCCGGGCAAAATCGGGTATCGTTCTGGTAGCACTCGGAAAAGAGTTCGGCCATACCAGACTCGTCCCAAGAGTAGCCGGTGCCGCTGATCTGGTGACTTCTCTCCGGCTTTGCTTCTTTGATGTAAAACATCTTCTGAGAGAGGTCTTTATCCATGATGTACCGGCCATTGGAGAGTTGAAAAAGTTCCTGCTCTTCCGTGGTCAAAATTTCATCTGCCATTTCGTGTCACCTTTCTAACTGCTTTTGCGAGGCTGAGAAAAGCACACCCCTGAGCGTCCTCGTGCCAGAGAGCGCATTTTTCTCGGGAACACTTACTTCCGATAATCTCAACTGTCGGTTCGGTATTTCCGTCTGTGTGCTTGATAGTAATTGCGCCATATTGCCGCATTGTAGTAAGATCTTCAAGGGAAATGGGGTCTACATTGTGGAACAGAATAAAATCATCGGCGTTCCCTTTGCGGAACGGGCATTCCTTTTCAATCTCCATCCTCTACACCCCCCCATAGAAGAATGCGTTCATCAGAGCCTTGTCCACATGACTCATGATCTGGGGCGGCAGAGTACAGATATACTTCCAGTCGGGAGTAACATCAATGACACGCACCTGTTCACACTCCACCATGCTCGGCTCAATACCATCCCATACCACGGGCACATGAGTAGCCATCTCCATACGCTTGAACTTAGTGGTAAGTGGAACAACGATACTGGTGGGAGAAAACTGATTGCCCACATTGTTCTGCACAACCAACCAAGGGCGTTTTCCTCCCTGAACATGACCGGTTGCCGGAATGGGAACGTCAATGATGACAATATCGCCACGCTGATAAGGCTTCATAAATTACCTCCTATATCTGGTAACTGAATTTACAATACTTTCAATCTCTGACCGGGGAAGAGGGGGCTTACAGGCCACCTGATTTGCGAACAGCAGCTCTTTATAAATATCTGACTTACAGTAGCCCTGATTGTGCATCTGTCCCGCCAGAGAAGTCAGGCTGAGATTTCTGCTTCCCGTGGTGATCGGGGGATATTGGGGTTTCAGGGTGATTTTCCCGTTCAGCGGTAAGGGGTACACGGGGGAATATATTCTTTGAGGTGTGGAGTGGCCGGTACTTTCTTTCTGAGCGTCCGGGAAATACTTGGAAACGATATAGTCAATCGCCTCTTGATTTTCAACAATTTCTGAATAGATCAGAACATTTCCGGTCATGATAAAGTACCGGCTACTCCGATAAATTTCCACGCCATTACGATTGTTCCGGCCCTTGAAGGGAAGACTGCCTTTCAGCAGGATATGAACCCCTCTTCCGCTTCGGCTCTTTTCGGTATAAGACCGACAATGCCCGATAATATCAGAGGCGAGTTCATTCAAAAGTCCATCTGAGAAACCATCGTCAATGTCTATCCCAACTAAGCCGTCATCGTTGAAAACATACCCTATGCCGTCATAAATGTTGTTCGCTACATTCAAGACGGCGCAATCGAAAGTTCCCCAAGTTTCAGGCAGAACAGAAGATGCAGCTTTCTTCTGGCCGGTCTGCATGGGAACCTTAGAACCGTTCCACACATTGACCCATTGATTTTTCTGCTTTAGTTCGGCAGGTATCTTTTCATACATGGCGGTCACCTTTCAATCCTCATAAGGTGTCGGCAGACTCCAATCCCATATTTGTCCGCCTCGATAGGCATTACGGAAATAATTGCGCTCTCCGTCACCGGAAAACCACAGATAGTCAGATGGCAACACTCGGCCTACATCAATGTCACCATCTTTTTCGGCATACCACCGGGTTAAAACATCTTCACACAGGGCTTTAAGTTCCTCGTCAATCGGATTATCTTCGGCATATCCGGCAAACTGATAGGGAGCGGTTACAACCGTCACAATATTTCCATACCCATAGTCCACACGGTTCAGGGCACACCACACACAAGCCGCTTTCTCCGTATCAGAGGAAACCCCTCTGGCCTCTCCCCAAACCATCTTGGCGAGTACCGTGATTTCTTCCTCTGTCCATAGCGAGAGAGAGGGAGAGAGGCTTTCTATCTGGTCAACCGGTTCTACCGGGATAGAGGGTTCTTCCTCATTTGAAACCGGCTCTGACGCACAGGAGGACAATAGGAAAAGGAAAATTGCAAGGAAGATCAGCAGGACTTTATTCGTCATCAGTCTTTTTCTTGCGGGAAGCAGTCTTTACCGTAGCAAAGTAATACTTCCCATCCACACAAACCGGATAACCCGGAAACCGATTGCTGGCTCTTCGCTTGCCTTCGTTGTAGATTTTCTCCGCAGCTGCAATAGGCATTTCACCGGAAACATGATCTGTACCGGCTACCATGATGTACGGGACTTTCCCGTTATTGTTCACGAATGTCATGAAGACTACCCCTTTCTCTATTCCATGCTTCTACATCAACACCAATTCTCTTTAACTGCTCCTTACAGAGCCATGTGTAATCATCCGGCATTTCATAATGCTGGATAAGCCGGTCATGTTCTATCGAAAAAGCCTCGTAGAACCGGCGCAACCGCTTAGGGCCGAACCCAAGATGAACCATTAGGGTATAGAGAACCATAGCGTCAATATCATCTGTGTACCGTTTGTCTGCTTCGATGATCTGACGATTGATTTCCATTTCCATAGCCTTTTTCTCTGCGGCGGTAAATGTGGCACCAAAGATTTTGCCACCGGCCTTTTTTACATACATGGCCTACACCTCAATGTCTTCAAAGAAGACCGGGTATCTAAGGGATAAGAGATCGAATAGCCGCCGAGCCACCTTTCGCATATCCGGGTGAGCTGCGGGTGCGGTACGGAGTCTGATGAAGTGCCTCCACTCCCGGAAATTGGCTGTCATGACCACTTCGGTTTTCAGACTGTTCGGTAGAACAGACCGGGCCTCTTGGGGAGAACAGCCAGCGTTCAGAAGCTCAAAATAAGCGTTCTCTGCGCCGCTACAAGCCGCTTTCCAGAGTGTATAGGGATAATCCCCTTCCTCGGCCCAAGAGGGCGTAATTACGGTAATTTCAGCCCCAAACTGGTCGTTACTGTAATTACAATATCGAGTAGACTCTTGGCAGTAAGAGGCCAGCCGGTGACGGACAATCTCATGACTTACTCCCCGGTCACAGATAAACCGGACAGTCACAACACCATGCTCAATGACCGCCTCATGGCCTCTTTTCAAAATACCCCGAACAAATTTCTCTGCACTATCCTCGGTAATCCTGCTTTCAGACTTATAGCAAGTACGCCCAGCCTGTTCAATGAGAGAGAGGACTTCAAAATAAGGTGGAGCATTGATAAGTTCCACGCTGGGTTCAATGATTTTCATGGTCAGACTCCTTCCACATGACTTGCCAGCATATCCGCTTGATGTGTCCAAAGCACATTCGGATAGGCTCTTACCGCTCTGGTGTAATCGTTCCATTCCTCTTTCGGGCAAAAGGCTCCCATGTGATACCTGATACACATGATCTCTTCACTGGTCAGAGTGTAGAACTGAGAGAGAAGCATGACAGACTTATCTCCATGCCCTTTCAGAAGGGTGTCTGGGTTATATTCCCAACGGAGAGGGTCTTCGATAATTGTGCCATCCAAAGTGACACTTTGCCGCTCAGGTCTGTATTGGTCGATCTTGCAGAGATCATGGAACATTCCCACCAGATAGGGAGAACGGCAATCCTTCCACTTTAACTGACAACTTTCAGTCAGCCCAACCAAATGTTTTGCCACAGCGAGGGAATGGTCAAAAAGCCCACCTTCGTAATTCCCGTGATATTTAGTTGAGGCAGGGGCCTTGAAAAAGCCGTTCATGGTCAGATAGTCTAAAATATCAAGTGTAGCGAGGGGAGAGCCATCAGGCATACGCATGAAATTCAGAAACTCAGACCGGCGATTTCGGTCAGTCATGACAGGCACCTCCCTCATATTCGGGCCGATGAACGCTTCTCTCGGAGTCAAACCCTTCCGGGTATCTCTCCCGCAGCTTGTTAATGTTGTGCTGGGCTACATCTTCAAGGGACACGCCTAAGCCGGTAGCGGTTTGAGCCACATACCACAGAACATCTCCCAGCTCGTCAATCAGGCGGTTCGGGTCAAAGGTGTGGCCCTGAAACTCCACCTTTTTCAGAATGTCAATACACTCTCCGGCTTCACCATTCAGGCCGTAACAGCCGTTCCGAATTTTGTCCCATGGAACGAGATTGCCGGAAGTACGGTCAGCAGCTTTCTGATAATCATTGAGCTTCATCGGCGGACACCTCCATTTCCAGCACCGTCATGATTGCGTAATTGGCAAGGTCAATCAGTGTGTCCCTGATAGACTCGTCACTCACTTTCTGTTCCCCGGAACGGGAGAGGGTCTTAAACCGGTTGAATTTATCACCCAGCCGAATACGGGCCATAGCCATGCCCTCTTCAACAAAGGTCTGGTGAAAACTGTCCCCGTAATCATGATTTTTCTTGGCGTAGAGATCGTTGATTTCTTCGCAAATCTCTCGGTGCATTTGTACCTTTGTCTTCGTTGTGGTCAAAGTATCTTATCCTCACTTTCCACAAGTTTTTCAACAAACCATTGGAGAGTAAGAGGGGAGAAAAAAATCCTCCCCTCTTCTCGTCCTTTTCAGCCCAAAAGGGCTTTCAGGTCTAAAGCGGGTTTCTTTGCCTCCTTGGGAGCCGCAGGAGCGGGTTTAGAGGCGGTAGCGGGGGCAGGGGTCTCCGACTCTTCCCAGCCGTCAGAGGGCCGTTTATCGGCCAGCCGAGCAAAGGTAACGGTTTTGTCCGGCTTGTTCTTATTCGGCTGAACATCATGCTCAACATCACACTCAATGAAGCACCCTACAAGGTCTTCATGGTCAATCTCTGTCAATGAGAAGTCATTGAGAGCGGTCTTGGCAAAATAACTGAAAGCATTCAGCGCACCTTCATTGGGAGAGCCATCGGCTTTCAGTAGAGAAAAGCGTTCAATGTGCTTGGCACCGCTCTGGGTTTGCATGGTGACTTCCAACTTTCCAAACGCTTCCTTGTAGTTGACTGCTGTGATCTTGAACACATGAGTCCCTTCGGGTATGAGGGTAAATCCCTCGCTCAGTCCAATTTTCGCCATAGTAGGTGTCCTCCTTAAACTTCAATGTTTACCGGGAAGATGATACCTACCAGTTCGTCTTCATCGTCCGGCAACTCGGGGTATCTCTTAACCAACAGAGCCTTAGCCACGGTTGAGTCCGTATCAAGGTCGTAGGCATACAGGATTTCACACAGATCGGACTTCTCAATCAAAGACCAGTCATCGTTGCTGATTTTGATAGAAATAGAACCGTCCTTAGTTTTGAAAACCCGAATACAATCCTTGATACCGCCATCAGGACAAGGCATAATGGCCTCTGACAGTTCTGCGTACTCTGTGTGTCCGATCTGGTCAATCATTTTGTCGATTGCTTTCGGCATCTCCTGAATGGCCGCAGCTGTTACGCTCTTTACCGTGGGAGGGATAAGCATGAACACAGAGGGCGAAGCCAGCCAACGGTCATTAAAAGGAAGACCATCTACTCCACGGCTATAAATAACACCACTGGAAGCAAGGGACTTCACAAACTTTTCAAACTTCATAACACACCTCTTATTTCTTTCTGCTGAACCATACAGCATAGACGATACAAGCCATCAGTTCCACCATGACGGTAGCCAGAACACCGGCAACAAAAGGGTCAATATACATCTGTCAAGCCTCTTTAATTGCTTTCGGAGAGATACGGTAGGTATCTTCCATGGTGGTATATTTCTCCAATACCCCGTCCGCTTTCATAGCGTCCTTATTGATTTTGGCGGTAGAAGTGCGGCTGACCTCCCAAGTGTAAGACTGACCGGCAATAGAAACCTTTTTATCTCCATCCCGGAACCGGGTGATTGCGGTCTTCTTAATCATGTCAGTCAAGGTCTTATAACGCTTTTCATCCTCTGCTACCTCTGCGGCATGAGCGTCCAACTTGGACTTCAACTCTTCCGCCTCTTTCACCAGAGCCGCCAGATCGGTTTCCGGTGATAGATTGTTCGTGCGCAAGACTTTCAGGATTTCAGCATCACGAGTTTCATCATATTCGGGGGAGATACCGGTTTCCACATGGTCTTTCCACCACTTCAAAACCGGTTTCACATACCGCTTTTCAAAGTCAGGATACCGCTCAGACACCTTAAAAGGCCGGGTAATTGTATTTTTCGAGGTACATACGAAGTCCTCTGGATGGTCGTAGTCAGGGCCGTCCAAGAAAGACGCAACCATGATTACATCATCCACGCCGATCAGATAGGCATAAAGGGCAGCTTGCAGGGCATAATACTCAGGAATGTCCTCTGCCCAATCCTCTACACGCTTAGAGGTCTTCATTTCGAGGACGGTTGAGGCTTTTGCATTCTTATCCCGGAGAATATAGTCCCACATACCTCCCAAGACAGCTACATCAGGGAAGAAATCACCGTAGGTCCTCTGGAAGTAGTTTTCACCGAAAACATCAGTAGGAGTGACCAGATTGGTCATGAAATAGGTGTTCTTCATGTACTCCGCCTGTTTCGGCTCAATGATCTTACCGGCCTTAGTGTAAATGGTGTCCTCAAAGGACTTTTGATAGGTGCGAGTGACCTCGCACCAAACTTCAAAGGGAGTAGACCAAGGGTTCAGTCCAAGGACGGTAGCAAAGCGAGTTGCCGTCAGTTTCTTGGGACGCTTGGGCGGTACGATCTGAATTTTGTTGTCAAGCCATTCCATAATTAACCCTCCTGCGTGTCATACGCCGCCAGCATTTCATTCACACCTGCAATAAGCTGGTCACATACATCGGCGGTAATTTTAGTGAACCCCTCGGTCTTCACCGCCACACTCTGGACAAAGGACTCCTGCTCGGGGTCAAGTTCCATGAGCTTTTTCAGAACCCCTTTCAGATTGGTAATCTGCTCTTCGCTGGCGGCATCAGGGGGAGCGGAAGTCAACTCTTCCTTAATTTCCTTGCGCTTTTCCGGGGTTACCGGGGCCTTTCTGGTGACCTTGGGAGAGGGAGTGGGAGCATCTTCGCTGGTATCGCCGCCAGAGATATTGTCAATGCTGTCGGCCTCGATAATATCAAGCACCAACTGCCAGAGATACCGGCGAATATAGGTGATAGAACTGCCAAGGGCTTGCATTTCGTTTGTAACCACCTTGCCAGTATTCGAGATGATAGGGGCGATCTGAGTAAACGGAACCTCAAAGACAACCGGCTCTTCCTCTCGGTCATCACAGTTATAGACTCTGGCGGAAGCATATTCCTTTCCAATGGTGGGAACCATCAGAAGTCCGACCTCGGCAAAGATAGACTCAGCGGTAGGAACAATGTCTTGCAGCTCGAAGTACATGAACTCCAAGTGAATGTTTTTGCCGGTCTTCTTCACCCCAGCTTGCAGAAACTTCAACCGAGCCAGCTGCAACTTCGTAAGAACATTCATGGTGCTGTAATCAACAGCGGGAGCGGGTGTTTTGGTAGCCATCTGTTATACCTCCTGAAACTTCTTCAAAAATCGGTGAGAACTGATATACTCATTCATTTTGGCTCTCTGCTTTCCAGCCGCTCTCCGTCTACTGAAAAACAAGCGTCTGCGTTCGGCCCTACCGGGATTTTTCTTCATACTGAACCCTCCAATAATTTCAAAAGATTTCGCTTTGTGACAGCGATAAGGTTATCGCCGGTCAGCATTTTCCAACGGAATTTACGGTCACAAGGTACAAGTCCTATTTCTTCTGCGGAAAATCGCAAATCATAATCTCGTACTGTGTGTCCGTCTGCTTTGAAAGTCACAGGACTATCCCTATCCCATTTCAAAAGCAGTTTCCATAGATCGGGATAAGTTTTTCGGAGAATACGGAGCTGGTCTATCCCCTGATTGTGACAAAACCAACACCCCCCCCGTGTTGCCGTGGTATAGATGGGAGAAAGCAATTCCCGTTCTTCACACCATTTCCGACAATCGGCCTCTGTCCAACCAAGTTCTACCAAAGGCATTTTGAACCCCGGCTTGTTATGCCTCTGAATACGCTCAGGCTCGTCAGCGGCTATACCAAGGTACTGCACAATATTTGTTCCTGCTCCTTGTGCAAGGGAGCTGCGTGAAAACCCGGCGTTTGAGGTCGCTGGTACACCATTGGCCTTTGATGATCGGGAACCCGAGGATAAGACCCGTCTTTGAGTTTTTTGCACCATGCACTGATCGTGAACGGGAACCCGTTGCAGATTTCGGAGTTTGAGCCTGCTGTTGCACCACGGGGCGAGGCGAGGTGGGAACCCGGCAATCGGAGATACCTCCCCCCTCACCGAACCGATTAAGTGTTGCTTCTTTTCTTACAGGAACATGGTAGAATAACTTTTCATAAGTCAATTTCTCACCATTCCGAACAGCACATTGATGTTCTACTTCAATTCCCCATCGTTCCCGAATGATTTTGTCAGCCTTTTCCTTAAACTGAACCATTGGAGGCAAATCGGCAGGAATGTCATCGGTAGCCCAAACCTCGGCATGGGTAATTCGGTCAAGCGGCCAGTCAAGTTCTTCAATGGCTCCTAAACAGGCTAAACTATCCTTACCATAGGAGAGCGAAAGGATATATTCTGTATTCGGTTCACGCTTCATCGGTCATTCCTCCAAGATAGCGAGTAACGACTTCTTCACCTTGTTCACCTTGCGGGTGTTCCGCTTCGGTGGCTTTCGACCAAGGAAATCCCGAACATACCGCTTTGCCAACCGAATGTACCAATCTCGGTCAACAACATCAATAGTCAAGTGATTGTCATTGTCCACTACACATTTCGCAGGAAGACCGGCAATCTTTACCGGATTTCCGGTGCTAAGATGAATTTTGTAGAGAGTGCCGTACCGGTGATTGTCCGTGGCGTAAACTCGATTGACCTTCTGCACCACTTTCAATTCTCCGTCTACCTCATGAAGTGCATCACCGTACTTACTACCGGCCTTTGCAACTAACTGAAAATCTAAAAGCCGGTCACACTCCATGATGGTCTTCTCTACCGGTACACCATAGGCCAGATAATCCTTGACGGCTCTGGCAACTACACAAGCGTTGTTGTTGATGTTGAATGCCCCTGCGGGAGCAATCCCCCTGACAAGAACCCCTCCTTTGATTTTCGGCTCTCCCTCGAAGGGAACCTCTACATAATTGTTCACATCTTTCTGGCAGATCATCTTTATCAGATCTTCTTCCAGTTCAAATCCGGTACGCTGTTCCCACTCTTGCGTGATTTCTTGATACCGGGAAACATCGGAGTCATCGAGGCTGACCATGATACCATCCGTATTAAGCTGGATGATTTTCAAAGTGGGGCATTCCCGAATGAGATGAACCGCCATTTCAAGTAACTGCAACTGACCGGAGATACAGACTGACCGGCCCATGAGAGGGTCATAAAGGTCGTTATATTGATTGAGCATAGCTCCGTAGGTGGTGTTCAGAACCAGTTTCAGGGCGTTTGCCGTAGCCTTGTCACCGGCTTTTTTGGCCTTAACCCGCCGCTCAATAGTAGCTGCGTACACATCAGGGGAGGGAATGTTCCGGCTACAATACCCATTCAAAATCATCTGGTGTGGGTAGTAACTCGCAACATCTTTATTCCGAATGGAGCGGGTTTCCGTGGCTTCTTCCCGATAACACGGTATAGCACCGTGAATACCCCCATAAGCAATCGTACAAGGGCAATCTCCCACGGTAATCTCCAATTTCTCTTTGAAGACAACCTCGTTCGGAATACTCATGTCTTTCAGCCGGTCAAAGAATGCGAATACTTCTGGTGGAATATACTCTTTCAAGAGCGTTGCTGGGTATTGATACTCACGCTCGTCAAAATGAGGCTTAGGCTCTGCATCAAGATAAGCTGCGGTCAATTTCGCATTGGTCATATATAGGGCTTTTGCTGGGTAAATCCCTTTCTCTTTCCCCAGCGTCAATTTGCTGGACAAATATCCTTGGCGCAGATCGTCCAATTTGTCCGTAGCATCAACATCGTGCTTGCAGTAGAAGATAACTTCATCAAGTTCCTCCGGTGTCAAAGGCCGGTTGATGTTGAAATCCACGGTCGTTTCCCGAATGTCCATCCCAAGGTGCGCTTCAATCGCTTTCAGGGATAACCCCATCTGGCAATCGTCCATAAGGTCATACTGGTCAAAGTAAACCTTACTTTCCCGCAAATCGGGGTATTCCCATCCCTCGTGCCCTTGCACAATAATGAAATCATTGACCTTTTTCACTTCTTCGGGGGTATAATCACAAAGAACTGCTTTCAAAATGAATTGGTCGTAGTGCTTATTATTAAACCCCGCCAATAAAGGCTCCTGCCTCATGAATTGAACAACGGCTTCATTATCATTGTGAATGATTGTGTACTCTTTGGTAGTCTTGTGTTTGAAGATGAACAGCCAGTCAAAAGCGAAAACTTCACAGTCAAAAATGTAGCGATCTTCAATCATGGGCTTACTCCTTGGTGGCCTTAACTGTCTTCACCACATAGATACACTTTCCTACCCGATAAGCGTCATACCCTTTCGGGTTTTTCTCATTGTACTTGCGCCGATGACTGGAAATGGTAGACAACTTGCTCTTGGCCTCCTTGTCCGTGTCATACTCAAAGCACATATTCTTAGCGGTGCCAGTTGAGAGGAAATCTTCAATAGCTAATATCTCTTCACTTTTGACTCCGCCGTGAAACGCTTTCTTTTCGGGAGCCTTGACATTGTAAGTGATTTTCATAATTTCACCCTTTCAAAAAGAAATACTTGGAGCCGCTATCGTGTCGATATAACATAAATCCTCTGTTCCGGGAACAACATCATATAGACTGACGGTAACCGGCTCTTTCTTCCGCTTTTTGCGTTCGTTGTGAATTGCTGATCTCATGTCTTTCCGAGCTGCGGTAGAGAAACTGACTTTATTTCGCATATCCGGCAGAGCGAACCAGCGTTTCACACATAAGAGATAACGGAAAATTACAATGTCAAACCATTCACCGGGGTCTAAGCCCTGCCAGCTCAAATACTGAAATACAACGCCAATATGCTCCGTAGCAAATTGACTTTCTTCAAGCGTGAGAGGGCGTTCATAAAACATACTTGGGAGCCTTAATCCCTCACCAACTTCACGCTCACGAGTTTTCATTTACATTTACCCCCCCCCTCCATTCAAAATCAGGAATTATCCCCATTGTTCGGCCATGGCCTTTGCAATTCCGGGAAATGTTTTTGAGGCTGTCACTGGGTCATGCGCTATTCCTCGGGAACCCCCGCCACCTCGGGAAAAAGCACCGGTATTACTCGGAAGAAAAGGAGAATACTGCGATAATACCTTTGTCGGTTGAAGCGGGGGTAACCCTTTCAGCCATAAAAGTGTTGCTTTACTATACGGGTGCCCATATTGGTAGGGCTGAATTACTTGTGTAGGGGGGGGGAGTCCTACAACTTTCAATGGCCTCGGGTTCTCAACACAAATTCTTGGACAATCAGCCATTAAAAATTTCATGAAAAACGCTTTCGCTTTCATGGCGAGGTCATAGCGTTCTTGCGACAACTCTCCCGCCCTTGGGTACATCCATCTGGCTCCGGCTTTACTCATGTAGGTACACGGCGGATGGGCGATAATCATATCCCACTTGATTTTCAGGATTTCAAGGGCATCGGCCCTGAGATGATATTCGGGGTGTCCGCCGCTACACTCCACCAGATCACAACTGTACGCTTCATGACCTGCTTCTCGAAACGCTGTTGCTACGGTCTGACTCTCTTCGCAAGCCACAAGAACTCTCACATTACCGCCCCCTCTAACCAGTGACAACCGAGTTTTCGGTAGGTGGTACAGCGTTTCTTGAAACTGCGTACAAGATACTGAATACCGTTATCCACATAGTCATAGACAATCGGCTTTTCCTTACCATCAAAGGCACGAGCAATACGGCCCACGCTCTGAGCAATCACGGCATAATCCTTTTGGGGAGTAACCAGATAGAGCCGGTCAAGCCGGGGAATATCCAACCCCTCTTTCGCAAGGGCATAGGTAGCAAAGAGAAAATGCTTTTTCCCGGCCCTCATGTCTTCCATGGCCTGTTCTCGCTGGGCTTTACCCTTCTTTGAGGTCATTTTCCCATCAACCATTACCGATACACTTCGCAGCTGTTTAGGCAAGTGACCCATCAGATACTCTAAATGAGCCAGCCGGTCAGAGAGAATGAGATTGAAATGGTCGGCATTTTGAAGGAGATCGCCTACAATTTGCCCATTCCTGCAAAAATCCTCAGCCAGATAATTGACCAGTTTCGCATAGATGATTGTGCCGTCCGTATCTAAAAACTCTCGGCTTAATCCAATGTTTGTGTATCGTGGTAAAATGGTGACAGTCATAATTTTGTCCGCAACAGCCTTGTCCGGCACCTGATAGGCAATCTTCCCGAGCAAAGCATAGGTAGCTGCAATCATGCCGTCTGCCCTGTGAACCGTTGCCGATAGTCCGTATTTGTGCCGAGCGGCCAGAGCATTTAAGACTTTGGAGAACTGCGTAACTGCGGTAGGTGTTCCGGCTACTCGGTGACATTCATCCACAATGACACAATCCCAAATATCCCGGTATCGGTTCAAATCAAGATTGCACATGGTCTGCACCGTTGCAAAAGTGATTGCTTTTCCGATCTGAACCTTTCCTTCTGTAATCGTTCCAGTCAGGGCCGGGTTCATGTACTGCTCTGCTCGATTTTTACTCTGCAAGAGCAAATCCCGAGTATGGGTCAGCCAAAGCGTTTTTCGATGAATGGCACAGGCCAGAGCAATTCCAATCTGGGTCTTACCGCTTCCTGCGGGGCTTTGAAGAATGCCGTAGTAGGCCGACAACATAGCCTCTAATGCCTCTTCCTGATAATCGTAAAGGGGTATAGAACACTTGAAATCTACTTCTGTGGGAACCGGAAGAGCATTGACCACATCACATTTCCCAAGGCTTAGGACGGTGTTCAGGCACCCGTAAGGGAGTACCAGCGTGTCACCATCCCAAGACATGAGGTAAAGTTTCTGCGGAGTGTTGCCGAGCCAAAGGTGCATACGAGCCTTTTTGGTGTAATCAGGATTGGCAATTACCAAATTCTTTTTGCACCATGTCAGCAGTTCCGATGCTGGGTCATCAATGCGCAGCTGATTGGAAACCGTCACTCGCATAATCTCACCCATTCTTCCAGCGAGATACCGAACTGCTTAATCTCAGACCAGTAAAGGGATTTCCGTGTCAATGCAGCTCTCTCAATGTCTTCCAAAGAAAGGAACCAGACTTCACCGTTCGTCAATCTGAGAGCAAACCACCCGTTCCCGTTGCCGGTCTGCCGCCATAGGGTCATAGCGGAATATTGATTTTCCTCAACCCGTTCAAGCCGGAAAATATCTTTCTCACATACCTTGCAGTCAATGGGATAGGTTTTTCCATTCCGGGCGGCAATCACATCAAAGGGCTGTCCCTGCTTGTTTTGAGCAAGATTATGTGCCCAAAAACCGTAGCCTGAAAGTTTGTGGCAAAGAGCCTGTTCAAAGGAAGTGCCGACTTTACGGTTATCATTCGTCAAGGAAATCACTCTCCACTTCCGCCAGATATACTTTCAGATCGTGAACCTTGGCTTTCAAATCGGTAACCAGTCTTGCCAAATTATTCTCACGGTCAGATTGCTCTTCCCGCAAAGTTCTGAAATACTTTAGAGCGTCAAAGCCCATGTATTTCTCAACCAAATACTCAAAATCATCTACCGTGAAGAGAGTTTCATTTTTCTCGTCTATCATGGTAATCACTCTTGGGTATTGCATATTTACTCCTTTCTCACCGCCCCTTCCGGGGCGGGATGATACGGGATTGTGGATTAAACGCAGAAGCCGAAGGACACGCCACTGGAGTAGCTGGCGCCGCTATAGACGGCGTTGCCGTTGCCGTTCACATAACAGAAGGCGTCGGTGTTGCCGGAAAGAGGAGAACGCTCCCACCGCCAATCCTGCTCACCGTTCTGCTTACACTTGCCGTATGTGGTATTCTCCTGACGATACCACTCATACCACTTGCCCTCTCTGCCGACAGAGTAAATCTTTCGACCAAAAATCTCCTGTTCGGAAAGAATGAATAGCGGGTCAGAGGTCATACCGATCTTCTGGCTACCACCGCCCAGACAGGTTTCCTTCAAACAAGGCTTGATGACACTGAGTAAATCATCAGGGAGCATTTCAATGACCGAATTATTCAAAATCTTGCGAAGCTGCGAATTTTGCCAGCCTCCCTTATTTGTGTACTCAGGGTTCATCTGAAAATCATCATTGAGGGTTTCTACGCTTTCAAAGCTGATCGGGAGAATATTGTTGTTCTTGTCCCTATCGTGATTGAAACCGATGATACGAACATGAATGGTAGTGCCATTTTTCAACTGTACTGTCTTGGTATCACCCAGAGCAAACACCTTATCGGCCATGCCGCTCTTGCCGTACATATCAATCTCGGCCCAAGAGCAATCGTCCAGTTTCATCTTAGGAAGATCAGGAACGGCATAAATCCGGCCATCCGCAGGAACCTTACAGCAAGGGTAACCGGGCTTATTCATGAGAGCCTGAATGGTATTTCTCTGACCGGCGATAACTTTTTCCATGTGGTCAAACTCAGCCGCAAGCTGGGAAAATACATTTTTGTTCATGTGAAAATCTCCTTTTCAATTTTCAAAAAGTCTGGTATAATCAGATTGAGCATTTACGCTTGCCGCTTTCCGGTCTGCTACACCGGGAGCGGCTTTTCCTTTTCTTGGGGACATAAGGTTCAAACGCTCCGGCCAGTTTGCAGAACACATAGAAACAGGCCAGTGCCAAGACCATGTGAAGCGTTCCTGTACCGAGAGATAACATCTCCTGCTCTACCGCTCCGATTGCTCCATAAAGCCAAAAGAACGATAAAAAGGCCAAAACGCCAAAAATCTTTTTCATTTTGTGACCTTCTTCCATGTGTACTCTTTGCCGTACTTTTTCTTGTACCATTCTTCAAACTCACGCCGATGTGTTTCATCCGTGAAATACTCACGGACTCTCTGGGCCAGCAACAGGCTTGCAGCTTTGGCCTGAGCTTGTACTTCTGGTACAAAGACACTCATGGCTCCTTACACGGCCCCATGCGCTCCTGATACTCTTTCAGAATAGAAAGAGAACGGCGAAGAATTTCATCAGCTTTGCTTCCTGTACGGACACCGGCCAGAGTTGCCGACATTTCAAACTTGTCGGTCATCAGTCCTTCATCGGACAGCTGCCGAATGAGCCATGTATAAGTCAGACTGAAACCATCTACAAGATTTCTGATCTGCTCTGCGATACTTGTACGCTCAGGCTCACTCAGCCGTACAACAGGTGCGTCCGGTGTCCAGTAGGGGCGAGGGGTGGGCGTTGCTCCCATCGTGTTACCTCCCTTCATTCGATTTACAACAAAAGTTATAAATTATCCTTGCAAGGGAAATTCTCTTATGCTATACTGGACTTGCTACAGAACAATAAGCATTCGAGATTTCCTTTTGACACAGGAGCCGAATTTCTTTTCAGAGAAAGAGATTTGACCCCTCGGATTGTTGTTGCCTGTTTTCTAACTTTCGTTGTTGTAATGAGTATAATCCCTAATTAGGGATTTGTCAATAGGGAAAATAGGGACTGCCGGAAAAATATTTGAGGTGTGTATCATGACTTTTATCGAAAGACTTGAACAGTTAAGGCAAGAGAAAGGCATTACCCGGAAAAAATTACTGGAAGACTGTAAATTAGGGAAAAATCAAATAACTTATTGGGAGAAAAATAATACCATTCCGACACCGGCTGTATTATTCTCTTTAGCTCGTTATTTCGGGGTTACACCGGAATATTTATTGGGTGAAAGTGATGATAAGGACAACGGAATAAAAGATATTGAAGAGTTATCTGATCTCGAACAAACTCTTCTGTTTTGTTTTGAAAATTGTGACGCAATAGGCCAAATGCGTATCATTCAAGTTGCCATGAATGAACACGATAGAACGCAAAAAGAAAAAACAGGCTCTACGGGAGAGTCTGTTATCAGCTAAGGTTGTTGACCTGAACGAATGGAGAAAAACCCAATGAAAAACATGAAATTCCCCATCGACCTGTCCATGTTGACAGAGGAAGAGATTAACCAGTTTCGAGAAGACCCTTCCACGCTTTTTCAAGGGGAAACCGATGTAACTTTATATCTCCGGTTTAGTTCAGAGCGGCAAAAAGAACAATCCATCGAAGGGCAGCTTAGAGATTGCATAGCCTACTGCAAAAGAAAAAATTACCGAATTGTAGCCATCTATGTTGACCGAGCTACTACGGCTCGAAAAGATGTAGAGAAGCGAGTCCATTTCCAGCAGATGATTTCAGACAGCGTACACCAGCTTTGGAGTCTGGTGATTGTATGGAAACTTGACCGTTTTGCCCGGAATAGGGAAGACAGTGCGGTTTTCAAAATGCGGCTCAGAAGAAACGGTGTTAAGGTTGAGTCTGCCACAGAAGGTATCTCAAAGAACCCGGAAGGAATTATTTTGGAAGCGGTCTTAGAGGGGATTGCAGAATATTACTCCGCCGACCTGTCCCAGAAAATCACCAGAGGCATGAGAGAGTCTGCTTTGAAGTGTCATAGCATCGGAGGCCATGTTCCTCTCGGATATAAAATTGAAGATCACCGGCTGGTCGTTAATCCCGCTACAGCCCATATCGTACAGGAAGCATTTGAACTGTATGCCAATGGTGAAACTGTAGCGGACATTTGCCGTATGTTCAATGCCAAAGGTTATCGCACCGCCAAAGGAGCCGAATTTAACCGGAACAGTTTCAAGTCCATATTCCGTAATAAACGATATATCGGAGTTTATAGTTACAAAGATTTTCAGAAGGAAGGAGGCGTACCCGCTATCATCGACAAGGATTTGTTTGAAGCCGTCCAAAAACGGCTCTCAGCAACCGCAGAAGCACCGGCAAGGGGAAAGGCCAAGGTAGATTACCTATTGGCAGGGAAACTGTTCTGCGGCCATTGTGGGGCCTCTATGAACGGGGATAGCGGAACCAGCAAAACAGGAGCCATTCATAATTATTACACTTGTTATACTCGAAAGCGTCAACACGCTTGCGACAAGAAGCCACTCAGGAAAGAGTGGATTGAAGATATTGTAGCACAAGACGCTATGGAGCTGCTGACTACGGAAACTATTCATGAATTGGCAGATATGGCAATCTCTCAAACAGAACAGGATTTAAGGGACAACACTCGTATTCCCGAATTGTCTGAGAGAATGAAAGAGGTCGAAAGTGGAATTTCCAATATCACCAAAGCTGTTGAAAAGGGGATTGCCTCAGACGCTCTTATGAACCGGCTGGTGGAATTGGAAAAAGAGAAAAAATCTCTCCTGCGGCAAATTACCGAAGAAGAAAAATATGTCTGCAAAATTGACCGAGATCAGATTATTCACTGGCTGGAAAAATTCAAGGACGGTTCCATTGAAGACGAGAGTTTTAAGCGGATTATCATTGACCTCATGATAAACTCTGTTACCGTATGGGATGAACCAGATGGGTTCCGCATCACTACTGCATATAACCTGACCTCTTGTAAAAACAAGACTTTCCGAATATCCCCATCTTCTTCCGGGGAGTTCGGATTTGAGGGGTCAGAGTCCACCATTGGGCGCAAATCCGAACCCTGCATTGTGTGGGGAACGATTTGTGTTCAAACAAAAATTCACCCCCTACCGTAATGGTAGAGGGTGGATTTTTTACTCTTCGCCGGTAAACCCGTTCTCTCTGGCACAGCGCAAGGCACCGAGTATCATGGTATCTTGGGCCAAGGTTCTCTGTTTCAATTCATAAAGCGGAGTCTTCCGATGATCGTCCCACTCAATGAGTTGCTTCTTATCATGAACCACAATGCCGGTGTAGAGGTTTATCAGCTTGTCCAATGTGACCTCTTTCAGAACTTGCACACTATCACCCCACAGCGTCATCCGAAGATTGGTCTTTCACCTTGATACCGAACAGCAGAGCCAGTTCCACCGTCCAAGCGGAAAACCATGCCACGGTCAATTCTGGGGCAACCGTGTGGTCGAGAAAATTAGCAACCAGCACCGCCACGGTGTACCAAAAAAGATTGAACATGGAGAAGATTGTAAATTTCGTCCGAGTCTTCATTTTCTTCTTCCGTGTCGTTCGTCTGCCGCTCATGGTATCAACCTCACTTCTTCAAATAGGCCGCAGAACAGAAACCGGTATAGGTGATACCCTTATAGGTGAACTGCACATAGAGCCACTTGACACCGCCGACCTCGGTATAATAGCCATAGTTCTTCACGCTTGTCCCCTTGGGAATACTGACCAGCACCTTATTCCCGGTGCCAGCTGCGTCACGAACATTCAAGCCACTGGAAGCGGTGACCGTATAGGTTCCGGCGATAGACTTATCAAAAGACTTCGCCACACCGGAAGCCTTGACTTCCTTGCTACTGGTGGTCGTAGTAGCCGTTGTGGAAGAGCCAGAAGAACCGGTAGAAGACTTCTCATATTCCACATAGGGAAGATGACCATGCTTCTTCCATGTCCGGGCATTGTAACCACTCTTCGTGCCGATATTACCGACTGCCGTGATCTGAACACAGTTTTTCCACTTAGGAGTACACTCAACAGCCAGCCCATCACCGATGTAGATACCGATATGGCCGGTAGTCCAAACAACCTCTCCGGGTTCCATGTCGGCCCATCCCGTAGTAGAGGCATCGGTACAACGCTTAATCATGGTATCGGCCCCAATGTCGGGGACATTGTTGGAGGCATACTTGGCTCCACCATAGGTAGCGTTTTTATCGCCGTCCCATCCCCACAAAATGGCTTTGATTAAACAGACGCAATCAAATCCAAAGGTGTCCTCGGTGGCGGCGTTAATCATCTTGACTCTGGCCGCAGCTTTGTTGTAGGAATGATTAGTGGTGTACCGGGCTTTGTTTGCCGCAGTCATAGGGGCACCAAAGCACCCCATGACATACAGCGTCTTGTAGTTCTTGGCAATATCAATGGCCTTATTGACCAGTTCCGTTGCTTTCATCATGGCTTATTCCTCCTTCCCGGAACTATCCATCAGGTCTTGCGCACGCTGGCTCTGAGTACCAAAGTAGAACGCAATAATTACAGCGTAAATCGTCATGAAATCTTGGCTGATCTGATTGGTACAGGCCATGTACGCAAAGACACCGGTGAGAGCAAGGGTCACCAGACTCTTGACGGACAACAGATTGGACAGACGCTTGATGATGTTTTCCATAATGTTCTCCTTTCTGATTTTAGTGACTTTGGTGAATGATTTTCGCTTTTTGCATAAAACCCCCTTATAGGACGCTCTCTATAGAGGACTTTTGGTAAAATCCTAAAATCATTCACTAAACTCACTTAGGGCACTAAAATTATTCAGTTATTCAGGCTTGTGGAACTCTTCTAAATCGGAAATCCGATGATTGATGACTTTGATCTGTTCTTCAACCACAGGTACACGCCTTGCAAAATTATTGTGTTCCCGCACTTCACGGGTTAGTTCGTTCAACTTGGTTTCGATGACCGCCTGCTGCTTGTCCAGTTTTGCGTCAACCTTGCTGGCAGACTTGCCGGACGAGTAGATGATACCAAGCAGGCTCAGACCACCCGTGATAATAGCGACCAGAATTGCGTCACTCATGTCCTGCCCCCTTTCTTACTTGCCGGTGTATTCTTCCCAGCCAGCGGGATAAGCGTCCGGGGAATACACATTCCCGTCAATCAGACTGCGGTACAGCTTGTCGTTGTAGCTCACGATGTCACCCTTATTGTAAGCGTCATGAGCGCCTGTTGGCTGAGTCCACACGGGGTAGCCGGAGGGGGTCAGGCCAATCGGCGTGTAGAGAGCGGGAAGTGTGTCAGGCTTCCAATCTGCTTGGGAAGTGTGCGCCTGTACCACCTTGTAGAGCTGCGGGTCGCCTACACCGTTCACACCGTAGGTGAAATAATCACCAACAGCATAGGCATGACCGACCTGATAGGGGTCGTAGATGGTTGCAATCATCATCGCAGAGTCTTCGTCAAGGCTTTTGGCGAACATCTGAACAGCCTTGCGGAACTGCTCGGAATTACGAATGTCGTTCGGGTCAGTCAGCAGAGCGGTCAGACTGGAAGCGTAAACGCCATCGTCCACTTCTTCGACCGAAACCGTTTCAGCACCGTCCAGTTCGGGGTGTCCGTTGACATGGTACACGGTGCCGTTCAATGCAATACCCTGTGCATTGTCCTCGACCGTCAGGCCGTAGCAGCCGTTTTCCTGCATACATACCCAAGTTAGATTGCTCACAATGCCGAGAACTGCGTCCTTCTTGATGATTTTATACATGGCTTTTCCAACCTTTCTCGTCCGGGTAGAACCCGTACAATGATTTGAAATACTGATTGGTGCGTTGCCGCACCTTGAAGCTGTGACCTCGCTTCATGTGACCGTTGTAGGAGTCCACGGAACACCGAATGTCAGCCAAGGTCATTTCGCCCCGGTCGAGCTTTCCTCGGAAAGCCCTGAGCTTGTGTCGAACGATTTTTGTTGAGTCCTTGTTCATCTTCCGAACAACCTTGCCGGTCGGTGTGATGATGAACCTCGTTTTCAACCAGCGGTAATAATCTCTGAGAGGAATGACCCTTGTCTTCTTCAAGTTCAATTCCAGACCGCACTTCTCGCAGATGATCTTTAACCCGCCCATACAGAGATACGGGTCATCAATGTCAGGGCTGATTGCCACACCATCGTCCATGTATCGCTCATAGGCTTTGATACGGCAGACCTCTTTGAAATAGTGGTCAATCATATTGGGAAGCATGAGGGCGTTTGTCTGAGATACCTGACTGCCAAGACCCAAGCCCACAGAACCGAAGTCCGTAATAAAGCTGTTCGCAAGCTCCCTGATTTTCGGGTCATGAAGTCTACGGTCGGCTTCACGGAACAGCGGCTCGTGTGGAGCTGAGTCAAAGAAGCTGTGAAAATCGTAAAGCAGAACCCCTCCTTCCAGACCGTACTTCCTGTAATGCCGTTGAAGGTAACAGGTCATACGGCGCAGGGCGAAGTCCATACCTCGATGTTTCAAGCTGGCTGAGTTGTCATAGATGAAACAGGCCGAATAGATGGGAACTAAGCAGTAATCACACAGACACTTTTGAACCGCTCGTTCCGTGATATGGACTGATCGGATATACCGCTTCTTCCCTCGCTCCATGATGGTGAAAGCGTGAAAACCACGGTGCTTGAAGGTTCCGTTTTGAAGTTCCCGATGGGTCTTTGCGATGATCGGAATGATATTGCCGATATACCGCTGAGTTGAGTTTTTCCAGTAGACACCCTTACAGCATTTCTTCCCGGAAAGGTAAAGGTGTCTGAACGAAAAGACTTCATCGAAATCACCACATTCTTTGCTTCGCCGCAGACGAGCTTCGTCCCGCTTGGCTTTCCTGCGCTGATAACGGGCTTCTCTCCGTTCTTCACTTGTCATAGAAGGTTCCCCTCCGTACAGTCTTATTGTCGGGTACGGGTTCTAACTGCTTGTAGTACCAGCCATGAAATGAGCTACCGTACAATCGCTCACCATGCAAGAAGCGTCCGGCTGACTACATCGGACGGGGTGTTTTGGCTTGGTAGCCGGGAACAAGCCCTCCCTCTGCAAAAGGTACTGATTTCGCCCAAAGGGGTTACTACGACTGACCTATGCGAAGTTGCAGAGTCCGAAGGACACGCCATTGGAGTTGCTGGCGTTGTTATTGTTGGCGTTGCCGTTGTTGTTCACATTACAGAAGTTGTTGGTGTTGCCGGAATTAGGAGAACGCTCCCACCAGTTGTTCGCAGAAACGGTAACAATTACAGGGCTTGACCCAATGAAAAACTCATGCCGGGAGGTCTTTATACCTCTCGTGGTCAGCTTTCCGAACCTTGGAGATAAGCTGTGCTTCGTCCGTGATGTACTCTCCAAATTCCTTCATAGCGTGGTCAATCCACGGACATTTTTCAGGGTTTTGGAGAATAGCGTCATAGAGTAAAGTCAACTTCGGGCTGAGATTTTGAAGGGCGATGTTGGCGTTAATCAGGTGATCTCGCCGCATTTGCGCTTCATGCTGATTGTGCGGGTAGATGTTGTTCGCCGCTCGGACTTCCTCGTGAACCGTGGAAGCCAGCTCGAAGATACGGTTTGTCAGCAGAGGTGCGTATCTTTTAGGAGCCTTGGTGCAGACGGAGAAAGCGTGAAGCTCTAACCGTCTGGCGGTTTCGATAAATTGCATGGAGCTTTCGCCACGCATAGCTTTGATGACTGACACGCCAACATTCCTTTCTTATACCGCCCCTGACGGGGCGGGATTGGTGTTGATGAAACCGGGGATTAAACGCAGAAGCCGAAGGACACGCCATAGGAGTTGCTGGCGTAGTAACTGTAGGCGTTGTCGTTCACATAACAGAAGTAGCTGGCGCCGGAACGAGGAGAACGCTCCCACCAGCCGTACGCAGAACCATTGACCTTTTTGACCTTGCTGTTTCCGGCTTTGTAATACGCATATTGAGTACCTTCGCCGGGTACAGAATAAGTTGTAGTGCCGAAGATTTCTACTTCGGACAAAAGAAACAGCTTGTCGTGGGTGGTCTGCGTTCCAGATGTAGACCCGCCGCCTGTGCCAGACAGCTTGTTTACAGACTTCAAAACATTCTTCAAAGCGGCAGGAAGCTGGTTCAGCAGCGTTGCCATTGTGGAGGTACGCATGGCGGAACCATTCCAACCACCGCTATTTGTATTGGAACCATTCATGGAATAGGTCGTGTTCAAACAATCGACCATCTGGAAAGTGATACCGGCTTTGGTACGAGTTCCGTCCTTGGTAGTCAAGGTATCGTGGTCAAAACCGATGATCTGGAACTGGTAGTTGACCCCATTAACGGCAACCGTTTTGGTGTCGCCTACCTTCCAATAATCTTGTGCCTTTCCCAATTTAGACACGATTGCGATGTTGTCCCAAGTGGTATCGTTCAAAGTGTCGCCCACCACAAAGGGGTAAATATACACGATACCGATGACTTCCAGCGTATAAACTCTGGTCTTCTGACTACCGTTGAAAACATACACGATAGTCCAGTCACCCAGCTCGGTCGGATAAAGCACGGCATAACCATTCGATTGTGCCGTTGCGGTCAGCGTTTTACCCCCCTTGCTCATGGTAACGGTTGTACCGCTGTCTGCCATGACATGAACTTCGGCGGGAGAACCCTTCTGGCTCAGGGCATACAGAGCGTCATTTACCGTGGGGTCGCTGCCGCTCAGTTCCAGTGCCGACTTGGTGGTGTCGGACAGCAGATTTGCCTTGCTCATGGCTGTGCCGACCACATCACAGCCTGCGGCGTTCAGATCAATGTCGAGGGTAGCGGTTCCGGCGAGAAGCTGTGTGCGCCATTCCTCGAAGGTTGCAGGCATATCGGTAGGAGCCTTGATAGAACGGGACTTACCGTTGCCCTTGATGACAGTATCTTTCATGAAATTTCCTCCTTACTCTCCGCAGTTATACAGACCAACATAGGCGAAAGCGTCCACCGTGCGGTCGATCTTGGAATACAGCTCGGTTTCTACCTCGGTCAGCGTTGTGTCGATGACATACAGGAGATATTCAATGTTGTTTGCCGTGGAAAAAGTGAGATTGTCCAGACTGCTCGGAACCAGCGGTGCGTCCGGGGGAAGCGTGAGCTGCTTTCGGAGAACCGTCAGGTTGTTCAAGTAGGCTTTCACGAGAGATTGGGTGGGCGTATCACCCATCGCCCAATTCGTCTTTGCCGCAACCACCACTGAGGAAGGGTCATACGGAACTTGATAGATCGGGTCATCAGCGACTCCTTTCTCCGCTCGGTATGCCGCCAACTGTCCGGGGAGAGAAGTCATGCGGTTGGCGATATAGGCTACCGCCTGCCCTACACGGTTCATGTCCCCGTAATTGTAAGCACCCTTCATACCAGCCATGTACTCGGCCTTTTCCTCAGCGGAAAGGCTCGAAAGCCCTTCCGTGAGGATTTTGTTTTTCAGGGTAAAAACCCTGTCTACATCGGCCTGTGTGCGGTCGTAGACGAGATTATCAATAATACTCATATCAGACCTTTCACCTTCAACTTTCCGCTCAGAGAGCCGTTAAATGTGATCTCGTCCACCAAGATCAATGCGTCCATTTCATCGGTGTAGAGCGTCTGCAAGCCAATCACATCGCCCACTTCCAACTCAGGATTGCCACGGTAGCTTGTCTGATAGGTGTTTCTCATTTGCAGATACTTTTTCACCTGATCGGCAAGAGCGGCGCACATCGTATCGTTGGTGATAAGGGGGTTTTCCTCCTTGTCGGTTTCTCCATCGAGAGCCACGGGATAGGAAACGACCACCGAGTTCTCAGACAGAGTTTTGCCGGTAATGACTACGGTTTTAGTGCCGGAGGATAACACCAAATCCGCAGCTCTGGCGTAAATGTTGGAGGATACCAACGAACCGCCAGAAACAGAGATAGAAACATCTTGTGCAAGACCAGAGAACTCGACATGAAGCTGAGTTTCGGTGGTCGTTCCCTCGAAAAGTTTGGTGGTATCATTTGCCGCCGTGTACGCATACTTGGCGACAGATACCGCTTTGAGCTGGTCGATCTTTGCGATGGATTGGGAGTCCTTATCGATTGAGTCAAAGTCCAGCGTGAAGTCCGTTTCACGGTAGTAGAGCTTGCTCACCCGCATACGGCGATACGGTAGGCCACCGTTCATCGTGACCTCGATCTCGGTGCAGTCAATCGCCGCTTCGCTGTTGACGAACACCTCCGCCGAAGTGATACCCGTCACGGTCTGCGTGTCCAGCAGCTTTGTTCCGGCGTAATACTTCACCTGAATAGAGGTGGGGTATTCGTCCAAGGGAGTATCAAAACGGAGAGCCAGCACGGGAAGATCGTGAGAAACATCAAAGGTCTTGGTGAAGGTCGGCTTCGTGGTATAAGTGCCATCTGCCGCAGTCATCGCTTCGCTGATAAACCCTCGACCGGAGGGGTCGGTGTCTTCGACAATGACCTGATCTCCACCGTTCAGTGTCCAGCGGTTCAGTTCCAACGCTGCATAGGTGTTACCGACCTTATTGCCACGGTCAACAGTGTCCCACTCGCTGTACCACAGATGACCGTTATCCGCCCATACGCCGCTGTAAATACCAACCACAGTCACGCCGAAGGGCTTGATGTGAATGATATTGTCATCGTCTGTAAACAGGCGGCAGCGGCAGGCGTGAGCGATCAGTTGCAGACAGTTCATGTGCGAGTCAATGGGGAGCGCCGCCGTAGTGAACATCTGCTTCAAGGTTGGGTCAATCACCCATGGGTGCGTACCCTGCGCTGTCAGCGTCAGGTCTGCGTCCAAAAGCACTTCCTCAGCCATGTCGTAGAAGTTTTTGGAACCGAGCTTGCTCTTGTAAAAGGTTCCGGTCAGACTTCCAACCAGACCTGTCCCTGTGAAGGTGGCCTGATTTTTGGCGGCTTTCGGTTTGCTGTTCAGCACATATTTGTCCGCTTTCAGCCACTCGACCTTACCCGTGGGAAGCATATAACCGTATCGGAGAGAAATCGGTGACTTCTTATCCAGATAGGCATAAATGCCTTTCGGGTTATCCGGGTCATAATTGTGTTCGTAGTCCAAAAGAACGAACTGCATGGTTTCCTGCGGCAGTCTGCGGGAGAGCGGGTCTACATCGTGAGACTCCTTGATGGAAACAATGTCATCATTTCCAAATTTCTTCTGCACACCGTAGAGAACCTGTTGCAACCGAGGTCGGCGGTACGGGAGGGTATTTCCCATCGTCAACACGATCTTGTCACAAGAAGCGACCTTCGTGTTGATGACCAACTCTGTTCCCTCTACGGGAAGGGTCAGACTTTCCAGTACCGTCCCATTCAGGTAGAAATCAACCGTCACGGTGTCAGGCCATTCCTGATAGCGAGTGTCAAAAGTCAGGGTGATACCGGGGAAGGTATGAGGATTGCTGAAAGCACGGGTCAGCACCGCAGGGGTGGTGAACTTGCCCTCAGCATTACTCATGTGGCTCGAAACAAAGCCGTCATACATTGTCCCGGAAGAAGGAACGATGACCGTATTCCCGTCCAGCGCCCATCGGTTCAGCTCCAACGCAGCATAGGACTCCTGATAATCATATCCGTAGTCCAGCGTGTCGAACTCGGAATAGCTCTGCGCCCCATTGCTGACCCAATTACCGTCTGTTGCCGCTGCCGTGTCCACCTGAGAGAAGGTGATCTCCACAAAGGACTGCTCACGGAGCAAAGACTTCATCGACAGCTTGTAAGCGTTGCTTACCTGTTTCACGGCTGCACCTCCTTAGAACGGTTCGCCGCAGTCAATGATGTTGACTTTGCAGTTGATGTAGTCCGCAGGAAGCCCCGTGTTCGGGTCAAGATGGTACGGGGTCGCCGTGCGGTCGCCGGGGTACATCTTTCGGGTTGTCCAACGGTTGTTTACCATGTCAGGATAAGTGACCGTCACAAAGAAGTTCTTGTCAAAAATCTGCAACATGGCAGACCACTGTTCCGCTGTCAAGTAGCCCCAAAAGAGGTTGTTGAGCTTCTGTTGATCTCTGCCTACCTTCTGGCCTACCACAACGCCGTTGGCGTTTCTGGCAGAGTCTACGATGGTGGCAGACAGCAGCTCTAAGCCCCTGCGGGGCTGAGGAAACTTTGTGCCATTGATTGTAATGAAACTTTGCATTTCCTCAGCCCTCCTTAGTAGGCATTGGCGAACACGCCAGTAGATACTTGCCGACCACGCTTCTCCTTGTAGCGGTCGTAGGAATGACCGATTTCATTGTCGCCAATGACAACAGACATATCCTTTTCTTCCACCACATTCAACAGAGCATAGATAGCGGCGATCACACCGTCATTGGCAATGGACACGCCTGCGGAGATACCTTCAACGATCTGGTCATTGTTGGCAACCGCCGTTCTCCGGCCCATGGCACCGACCATCTCCGCCCCGGACTCCCGAGCGATAAACAACTGGCCCTCGTCCACGAAACCGCCCTCGGCCATATACGCAATCCGGTCAAGCTGAACTTTGCTGAAATAGCTCAGGCTGATACCGGTAATCCATGCCACCGCATTGATCGAGCGGATAACATCATTGAGGGCCGAGATAGCGTTGTTCATGCCCTTCTCCATGACGGTCAAGACACTGTTCCACTGGATGATCGTGGTGTTCGTCATACCTCGCCACATGGAAGACCATGCACTGGAAAACTCGGTTTCAAAGGTTTCATAACCGGTAGTGAACTCCGTCTTCCAAGTAGTCCAAGTCTGGCTCATATTCGTCCACATGGTAGACCACTCTGTTGTAGTCTGGGTGGAGAACTCCATCATGCCGGTTTGGAAGGTGGTGCGGAAGGTTTGCCATTCAGTAGTCATCTGCGTCCAGCCGGTAGACCATCCGGTACTCAGCGTGGTCAAGGTAGTAGTCCAAGTAGTGCTGAGTGTAGTCCAAGTGGTGGTCAGATAGGTGGTAATGAGCGTCCACTGAGTGACCGTAGTAGTGTAGACACCTTGCCAAGTGGTAAGGGTCTGCGTCTGCAAAGTGGTCAGCATCGTGGTATAGGTTACCTGAATGCCGTTCGTAATCATGGAAAAACTCTCATTCAAAAGAGCCGCCTGACTATTCATGCCGGAGGCGAAACCGGTTACCAGATTGGCACCTACTTCCTGCATATTGACGAACATGGCCCCAGACAGTACCACGGCCTCTTTGTCATTCAGCAGAGTTTGGAGCTGCTGAATTAAACTGGAATACCGGGTTACCAGAATGACGGCCTGTTGCAGTTCAGGGTTTGCAATCCGCAACTGAGCGTTCAGGCTTGCGGTGTCTGTAGCAATATCGGCAACATCGTCCGCAAAATCCCCAATGGGGTTTCCTGCAAACAATTTCTGGAAGCCACTCACAATGCTGTCCCAAGTGATACCGCCCATAGAGTCAGTGTAAGAACTGATCTCCCCCGCAAAGGTAGACATGAAATCCACAAAATTAGACATATCTACTGTAAGCTGCGGAAGCGTAGTGTTCAGGCGGTTCAAAGAAGGAGCGAGATTGAAATTTAATTCGTCTGCTACACTTACCAGACTTGCGGTAAATGCCACGAAAGCCGCCGCCAATTCCACCAGAATAGCAGTACCAAGCCCTACAGCCACCGGGAGAAGCCCCACGCTGGCAACCGTAGCCGCACCGAGAGCCGCAGTAACTACGCCGATAGCGACAAGGAGGCCAGTGCCGACACCAATGCCGGTTGCAATCGTTTCTCCGTTGTCGATAACGGGTTGCCACGCCTGACCGATCTCGTCAAGTCCCTTACCAATGGCCCAGACCTCAACGACAAACAGGCCGGTTGCAACTCCCAATTCAAGCAGGATGGCAGTACCAATGCCAATATTAGTAGCGATAGCGACACCACCAGTACCAAGGGCATAAGCGGCCAAACCGACTCCGGCCAGCAGAGCCGTTCCGAGGCCAATCGCCGTAATTACGGTTTCTCCATTCTCAATGACCGGCTCCCATGCCTTTCCGACTTGCTCTAATTCAGTACCGAGAATGGCGATTGCGCCCACAAAGATAATTGCCGCCGCAGCTACCTCTGCAATAACAGCCACGCCCAGACCAAGGTTTTTCGCAAGGGAGGTGAGTCTGGGGGAAAGCCCGGTGCTGACGGTTGTATCAAGGGTTCCCACGGCCTCAGAAACCGTTGTCATGGCCGTAGAAGCGTTGCCAAGGGAAGTGATACCCTTCAACTTTGAGAAAGCGTCAAGGGCCACCACAAGGCCACCTAAGACCTCTAATGCGCCGATAATCAGCGTGACTTTATCCACGCCGCTCCAATCTCCTTGCTTGATAGCCTCCCAATTCGTAGCGATCTCTCGAATGATGGTGGTGAAACCCTGAATGACTACGCTCCACGCCGCCACTTTGATGTTTCCGGTAAACACTCCAATACCAATAGCGATATTGGTCAGCCCTCGGATTGCCGTTAAAGCGTTGTCCCAATTCACTCCGTTCTCGCTAATATCTTTAATGGCTACCACAATCTCACCAATACCCTGAACCACTTTCAGGGCACCGGCCCATTTCAGTTTACCGAGGACAATCAGCGCATCTCCCACCATTCCGGCAAACTCACTTATCATTCCAGCAACATTTTGGAAAGTGGGGCCATTATCCAAGAAATCTCTTAGATACCGCTCAAACTCTTTCAGATCAGCGAGAAACATCGTCAGCCCAAGTATCTGAAAATCCAATTTGAACGCAAAATTCTTAGAACCCAATGTTCTCAGCAGTTCCAGAGCGGTAATGAAATCCTTGGCAACTTTCCATGCCGCAATCCCAGCCGCAATAGAACCCACTACGGCCAGAACATCTCGTAACTTCTCTTTCAGTTCGTCCACCTGAGAGTTGATATTCTCAAAAATGCTTTCGTCCCACAACTTCTCAATGTCAAACATCCCGTCATAGCTGCCGCCACCGGCACCCACTCCGGCTCCACTGGAACCCTGATCGGGAGAAAACACATTCAGTTCATCAAACCCAGCGGTGTATTGCTTTAACTTCTTAGCGGCGGAACCGGCATCACTGAGATTATCACTCAAATCCTCTGCGGCACCCGCACCAGTGCTGATACCACTGAAATCTACCGGTTGCAGTTCCACGCCAAAAAGCTGCGCAATCGCCACGATTGCTTCATTGATTAACTCTACAAAGGCTTGCACATAAGGAAGAACCTTTACCAAAGCCGGAAGCAACAAAGAACCAAACGCTTGTGCCAAAGAAGAGAGCTGCTGGCGCAAAGTCCGCATAAGACCTTCCGCAGTAGTCATTTCACGGGCATAAGTGCCAATCAAATCCTGCGCCCTCGCCTGATCGACCAGAGTAAGGTAACGTAGATAGGACTTCAATTCCTCGCTTGCGCTTTGGGTACTGTAGGCAATCCCGTAATTTGCCGCCGTAATTTTTAACTGAGAGTCAACGATGGTGAAACCGGCCCGGCGAATAGGCTCTACCTCACCGGCGATAGCAGACCGGACAGCGATAGCTGCGTCCTCAAACGAAGTATAAATGTCGTTGTAACCGGCCCAAATATCATAGGTCAGCTCCGTGTAATTGATTGCCATAGCTGCGGCATCTTTCTGTGCCACACCGAAGCCCCGTAGCATGGTGCCGTAGATGGACGAATACTGCATGAACTGTTGAACATTGATCTGCAATTCACTGTTCAACCGCTTAATCCACTGGTAATTCGCTTCTGCCTCGTCACCAAACGCACGACCAAAGCGGTACATGATACCTTCCCACTCGGAAGCCTCATACATATACTGCGCAATAGCCGAGGCAACTCGTCTGACCGAGTAAATTACCGTGGACAACTTAATACCAGTCAGAGCCGCCGACCACGCCTTAGTTCCCGTAGTGGCATTATTGACAGAGGTGTTATATCGGTTAGTGCTGGTAATCAGCCTTTGAATTTTCGAGGGGAAAGCGGAAAAACCGTTAGACACCTTCTGCATTTCATCTGCAAAAGGCTTCATGGCGGCGGCAAGGTCTTTCATCTGCTGAGTGAACTTGTCAATGTCGGCCTTTTCCAGTTCATCAATCACTTCTGGCAGTTTCCGCAGCTGATTGATGAAGGTGGTCATATTCGCTTTGCCAAGTTCAGAAAGAGGCTGTAGCCCCTCTGCCAGTGTCCTCAACTTGTCCCCGTCAGTCCATTTCAAATTTGCAAGAGCCGAGTTAAGAGCGGTGATCTGATTGGCAATAGAACTGGAAATCTTGATGTTTTTAACTGCTTCCAAGGACTTCAAACCGCTTGCCAACCGGGTCAACTTCTGCGATACATCTCCGCTGTTCAGACCGGAAAGAGCGTTTTTCAATTCCCGAATACTCTTACTGGTCGCATTTAACCCGGTAACGCTGGTATTTGTTGCGCCTTTCAGTCCGCTCAGAGCCTTTTTCAAATTGTTCAGGCCGGAAACCGCACCTTCGCTGTTCTCTTGAATTTGAAACTCCAAGCCTTGGATTTCCACATTATCAGCCACTCACGCCACCACCTTTCTTTTGGAATTTCTTGTTAAACGACAGGGCAAACGCTTCCATATAGGCTTTTGCTTTTTCGTCCTGCTTCTGCTCTTTGACCTTTTGCACCCTCTTTTCACGCCGCATATTCAACTCGAAAGGCTGTGACGGATAGGGCTTCGGCCTTGTACCCCTCTTTGCAAAGGGGCGCAAAATCGGGGCGAGATCGCCTATGGCCTCGTACACATACATTCCTTGCAACCATGCGTCTTGATTTTTCAAATCCTGACGAATGCGAGCTGCTTTCCGGTAATATTTCACCAAAGTACAGTCCTGTTCCCAAAACTGCTCATAGGTCATGCCGATAGCCAGATAATACGGAAAAACCTCATAAAATTTCTCCGTGTAAGCGAAACGGGGAGCGGGGCGAATGCCGCCACCGCCCCCCAGATCACCGGACTGCGACTCGCTTACCAGTTCGCAGTCCAGTCCATGTTTCCCTCGTCACTGTCGGCCTGTTCAGGCTCTTCCATGAGCGAGAGAATAGGTTCGTTATACATATCCACCAACTTTGGAATAAGTTCGTCCTTACGGGGCAGACGAGCATAAATCCGGTCAATCACATCTTTCTTGACGAAGCGGTGGTGGGCGAGAAACGCACCGGCAAACAGAGCCGGGAGCATGGTCATGGGCTTACGGTCAACATCTTCGGCCACAAAGCCCTGCTTTTCCATAATCTCAACGGTCTTCCGGGTGTATTCCAGCGTATAACTCTCGCCGGTAGTGGGGTCTTTAATTGTCAGTGTCTTAGCCATGATAAATCCTCCTTATCATTCAGGCCGATTTTAATTACTCAGCAGAAAAAGTGATCGGGGTGGAAGGGGCAATAGTGATGTTCATGTCTACAACCTCATTCACACCGCCGCCCACGGGATAGACGGACAACTGGCCGTCAAACTCAAACTTACCGTTAGAGCCATCGGGAGTCACCACGCCGCCGCTCTCAGTTCCGCCAAACCAAACAGCATAACTATTGGTCTGACCTTCCAGAGCCTTAAGCGTCTGGAAATCAGTCACATCATAGTTAGCGGTAAAGGACAGGCCATCGAGGGACTGAATACCGGCGATATAGGTCTGCATATTGTCAGACAGGGTAGTAGTTTCCAGCATCTCAGGCTCACCGCCCAGATCGGGAAACTCCTTAATGTCAACCAGCTTCTCATAGGTTTCGCCAGCAGAAGCCTTTTTCATCAGAAAGACCTTGTAAGTGCTAATTGCCATTTCTGTTACCTCCTGTAAAGATTGATGCCGTCCGTTTCGGCTCGATACCGAGCCACCAGACGGTAGATTGTTGCGTTCTCCAAATTGGGAACCGGGGATAGAGAAATCCGGGTAAAATTGCGCCGATACATCAGATCATCAACGACTTTCATAATGCTCCGGCATTGTGCCTTTTTCCCGGAGGACTTATTGGAGTAGACATTCACCTCATACATCAGCGTGGCAAATTGTTCACTGTCGCTGTTGCTCAGGTGAATTAGAGTGGGGTAATTGTCCTGTTCCACAATGCTTACATGGGGGAATTTTGACGGAGCTTTCACATACTCGCCGCTTACATCAATTCCGGGAAAGGCTTCTCGAAGGGCTTCGGCAATCGGTGTGTAAATCTGATTTTCCACATCAATCATCGAAATACCTCCTTTGCCAACTCGGGCAAAACCGTTTCCAAATGCTTCACGGTTTCATACATCGACATACTGGCCGGGTTACCTTTGGTAATGATCACGGCATTCCCATTAGGCTTCATGAAGACTTGTCCGTTCGTACCGGGGTCACCGTAATAACCCCAAGACTGCTGTTTACCATGACCGGCTCCATATTCGCCACGCTTCATGCCGAGTTCAGCCGCTTCCGGGTGATTGTCCGGGTAGACAACACCGGTGCCGAACTCAATAAAGAGGACAGAAGCACCAACGGCAACAATCGCTCTGGCTCCGGTTGCCCTTTGCTCAACGGACACAGAAACATCGTTCGTTCCGTCATATTCCGCTTTCGCAAAATTGGCAGAGGCCACAGACAAACCCTCTTGTGCCAGCTGGTCAAGTAGGATATTCGCACGGGTTTTCAACCAGTTCTGGTAGCGTTCAAGTTCCCGAATGGCATTGTCAATACCGGCCACGGACAGAGGTACTTTAATCGTCTTCACGATACCGTCACCTTGCTTATAGCGTAGGAGATGGAATTTAGGCTCTTCGCCACTCTTCGCACGATGTAGTCATAAAGGGGATTGCCGTCAGCGTCATACTCCGGTTCTTTGTCCACGAACAGCACGGTATTTTCATCAATCGGACAAGAGAGATCGTCAGTAACAATCACCTTGTCATAGGAAATGAAATTGCCAAACTGCTCAACCTGCGCCGAACCGGTAGCCGCCGACACATTATCCCGCCGCTGAACAGCGGCCTTGTAGACCACACGGCTATCTCCCGTTTCATTGCCGTCTTCGTCCTTAACCGGTTCTTTCTTGTCATAAAGCAAGTACCAATAGGACGATTTGTTGCGCTCCATGATCTTCATGAGGTCGAGTCCCCCTTGATAACGCTGGCAAAAGGAACAATCTCACGCAACAGAGTAGGCGGTACATCTCCGTCTTCATAAGACCGGGAAATACCGTTTTCACTGTGCGCCGTTTCTCCCTCCGCACCACGCTTATTCACGAGGTAAGCTGCGATCTCTACCTGATTGAAGTCATACCGAGGCGGAACGGTGGTCACGGTATCGTCATAGGGGTAAGCCCTCCGACAAACCTTGCTTGCGGCGATAGAAAGGTAGACGGAAAGCACGGCTTCGTCTGTTTCGCCGGTCATGGTCTTCAACATGGTCAGTTTTTCATCGTCAGTCATGCTTTCCGTCACTCCTTCCCATCAAGATTTCTCTTTAACCCGCAGAACCGCCACCGCTGGGGAAGTCAGTCGCATTCGCCACATACACGCTACGGCTGTAAGTGGGGGCAGTAAACTTGGTAGAAATACCGGTAAACTTCCCATGATACCACTCGGGGCCATGGTCAAGGCCGATCTGACCGAAGAGCTGATACTTCTCACCGGCACCAACCTTGGCAAGAGGCTCCAAGAAGAAGTTACCCTTGCCGGGAACAGGCTGATAAACGGGAGCAATCACATTCAGGTCAAGAAGCAGAGCCGTACCAGCGGGAAGACACTCGCCAAGGTACAGATACACGACACCAATGGGGGTTACCACGCTGGACAGAGCGATACCATTGATTTCCCGAGCGGCGGGAACCACAGTCAAACCGTTCTGAACGGCATCAGCGTTGACCTGAAACAGAGTTACAGCGTCACACCACAGACACAGGCCATCGGTAGGAGCATTGGCCCCATAAATCTTCTTCACCATGTCGGCAATATCCCACAGGCCAAGAGGCTTGCTGGCCATAGCCGTAACATTGGTGGTAATCGCCTCCACCAGTCCACGGGTCTTGTTCACGGTAGCGTCAGAGGTAGCCTTATTGTAGGTGCCCTGAATGAAGGTGAACTCAATGTCCCGGTTGACCTTCTGCATTTTAGCTGCAACCTGAAAGTCCAGCTCATTGATCGGGTTAGCCTGCTGACCGGCCACATTCAGGCCGCTCAGGGTGCCCATGTTAGACTGCTTGGCATAAGAAATGCCAACAGACTCCTGAAAAATCTGGGTCACATTGGTCTTCTGAGTGCGAGTGACAACAGTAGCGTCAGGGGCAGTCAGAGAGGCGGTTTCACTGATAGAGGGCTGTGCGCCGCCGCCAGTGGTGTACTCCTGTCCGGTCACAAACTCAACATGATTGGTGGTCTTCGCCCTGCCGCCAATAATGGAAGACAGGGGACAACGGGTATTGCCCTTGTTAAAGAGCATACCGGAGTAGTTCAATACTCCAAAACTGGTAGCCAGAGTATCAGGCATAATTCATTCTCCTTTACTGTTTATTCTGTTCAGCCTCTTCCTGCGCTCTCAGGCGGTTGTAGTAAGCGACAGCGGCCAGATCGCCGTTCTTCTGAGCCTCTTCAATTTTCTTCTCGTAGTCAATCGTACCGCCGCCACCGGCACCGGGAGTAGGCTTAGGGGTCTTCTTCAAGGCATCCGCCTTGACTTTCTTCGCATACTCTTCAAGGAATTTGCTCTGATTGGCAAAGACCTTGGCACTATCACCATCAGCGAGTGCCTGAGCGGTTTCCTCGGCCAGAGCTTCATCGTAGCCCTGAGCAACAAACTTGGCCTTATACTCCGAAACGGTCTTGCCCTTACGAAGATCGGCAAGTTCCTGTTCCATCTGAGCCAGCTTTTCAGCATCCTCCTGCTTCTTCTTTTCATCTTCGGATAGCAGGGCATTGTGCTTACGCTTCCATTCAGCGGCCTCGGAATTGGCCTTGGAAAGAGCGTTCTTCTGCTTTTCCAGCTCTGCGGCGTTGTCCTCATACTCGAACGCTTCCAGAGCTTTCAGCTTGTCTTCCGCAG